ACTTTTAAATACGACTCATTATGGAAGCGAAGATACAATATTTCCAAAGTCCGGTATTCGGACAAATCAGAGTTACGGTTATAGATGATAAACCAATGTTTGTGGCCAATGATGTGGCAGCGATGTTAGGGTATAGTAATCGATATGATGCTATCAATAGACATTGTAAGGGGGTCGTGAAACACGAGGGGGTCTCAATCACAACAAACCAATATGGTAAAAGTACAGAACAGAAAGTAGAAATCTCTTTCATCCCAGAATCCGATGTTTACCGCTTAGTTATGCGCTCCAAATTACCCGAGGCAGAAAAGTTCCAAGACTGGGTATGCGAAGAGATCCTCCCCGCCATCCGCAAAACCGGCGGTTACATGATTGCCAAAGAAGACGAGACACCGGAGGAGATCATGGCTCGTGCCTTATTGGTTGCCAAAGACACCATGAAGCGCAAAGAAGAACGAATCCGGCAGCTGGAGAAAAAAGTTGAAACCGTAGTAAAAGAAAACAACAAACTACGTCCCAAGGCAGACTTTATGGATAAAATAATGGATGCGGACGAACGTATCGACATCGGCCAGTCCGCAAAAATCCTGAATCTCCCATTCGGCAGAAATACCTTGTTCCAAAAACTTCGTGATATGGGTGTATTCTTCAAGAACAAGAACGAACCGAAGCAGGAATATGTGAAGCGTGGTTATTTCGTCCTAAAAGAGAAATGGATTGACCGGAACAATCACGATGGATTCATGGTCTTAAAAGTGCTCGTTACTCAGAAAGGGCTGGAATTTCTCGCCAACCTCTTTAAGGTGGTAGAGCAACCTAAGGAGGAAGCAGAAGTAATTTGATTAATTCCAACCATTATGCCGAGCGTAACAACTGGGGTCATCAGCACCCCAGTTCAACCACGGTGTTCAGCACCGCAGTTGTTCAACTATTATGCTGGCGCCAACAGTTGATTTTACGATTAAAATTCCTAAATCGCTAAACAATTAGGAGATTATTTATATTTTTGCAAAAAGAAGGCGGTTTATAAGCAAGTCGTGGATTGTAGTTCCACGGGGCTACTTATGAATCGCCTTTCTTCTTTTCCAATAATCTCAATATATTTATGCTATCA